TTAGTATAATGATTGCTGTTCTTTAACATTGTCTATAAAAAAGTTGGACATAAGCAAGGCAGCTATCTGATACCTGTTGGAGGTCTAGTAACAACAACTTGCCTGAGAAAAGCAGCCCGTGACCTAAGTATCGGGAACCCCCGAGGCGGCAAATTGATTTTAAAGTTGTGAATGGCCAAGAATTCGTGAAGAAACAAGTAAGCGAGGTTACGGCATGTCACCGTTTGAACTTACTTAGTGAGTGAGTTAATTACTTGCCATGCAACGATCAGCGGTTGAAAAGCAGATTTTATATGTCCAACCTTTTTATAGATAATTAATAACATGACAAAAATTATATCCATTGAACCAGCAATTGACCCATCTAATAGACCAACTTTTCTATTAGACTGGGAACTTACGATGAAGTGTAACCTGGACTGTAGTTATTGTCCAGTAGGCGTAGGCCATGATAATAGCACAAATCATCCTCCACTAAAGGAGTGTTTACGTACAATTGATTTTATGTATGAGTATGCAGACAAATACATGAAGTTGAAACCCAAATGGCAGAGAATGGTAGTTCTTAATGTATACGGCGGCGAAAGCATTTTTCATCCCGAGATTGAGTATATACTTGAACAGGTACGAGAACGTCACACAAAATACGATTGGCCATTGACAGTTACTTGTACTACAAATGCAGTAGCCGGGGTCAATTTATGGCAACGAGTTTCAGAACTCATTGATGAATTTACTATTAGCTTTCATAGTGAGGCATTACCTAAACAGCATCAACAGGTTCGTGATAATATACTTTATAATAAAAGCATTGGCCGAAATCAAAAGGTAGTGTTTGTTATGCATAACGATCCCAGCAAATGGCAGATTAGTCAAGATACAATTGAATTTTGTAAACAAAACAATATTAAACATATTGTTAAAGCCAATGATCGACCTACCCCCGAGTGGAAGTATAATAATGAACAATTTATGTTCTTTAAAAAATATTACAAATCAAAAACATCTACCAAGAGTCAGCACATTATTGCAGATGTAATGAATCTAGTAGACTCCGGAACCGTGGGGGATGTTGGTAGAAGTTGTTGCGGGGGACGCAAACTCTGTGGTAATCAAGAGTTGGCCAATCCGGTTGCGTTTATGCCAGCCAATGATTTTTCTAATTGGTATTGTAGTGTTAATTGGTATTTTTTGTTTGTACGACAATTAACCGGCGATGTATTTTTAAATAAAGATTGTCGTATGCGTATAGATGGAACAGTTGGGCCAATTGGCAATATTGCAGACTACAGATCTATCCTAGAAACGTTGCAAAAAGATATTGACTCAAACAAGATGCCAGTTATACAATGTGCAAAAGAACGATGCATATGTGGATACTGTGCGCCCAAAGCAGAAAAACTTGAAGATTTTGAAAATATCATGAAAAAACATGTTGACAGTAAAATCGAATTCACATACAATAACAGCTTAAACGATAAGTAATTATCGGCCCTGGTGGTGGAATGGTAGACACGACGGTCTTAGAAGCCGTTATCGAGAGGTGTGGGAGTTCGAGTCTCCCCTGGGGCACCAAGTTTATGCACTGGTGGCAGAGTGATCAAATGCAACGGATTGCAAATCCGTAAAATCGCTGGTTTGAATCCAGCCCAGTGTTCCAAAACGTTCCAGCGTCACTGGATAGTCTGACCCAGACGATGAGAAGTGCAATGACATGCACGGGTGGTTCTGAAACGGAAAAGTTTCACACAGAAGCCATGATTGAACATGGATGTATGTGCGGTCCAACCTAACCGGCGTTAGCAATACGAGAACGGTCCCTGTCGGGAAGCGGGTGGAGGTCGTGTGTGATGAAAGACTAATTGGTGAGATAAAACTTGCTGACCAAATTTCTGATGCGATATAATTACCGCCGAGGGACGCCAGAGCATTTTGTGATGATAGACGTAATTAACTCATTTTAAGGTTATGATGAAAAAAATCCTGTTTTGTATTTTTACACTAATTGTAGCGAGTTCTGCAATGGCTGCACAAGGAGATTTAAATCTCCAAGTTCGAACTATTGCACAGCACTTCGATGGCGAAAAACATAATGATAATGTATGGGGTGTTGGCATTGAGTATGAGCCAATTGATCGAGTAAAAGTTGGATTTATACATGGCCGCAACAGTTTTGTTGAGACACGGTATTCAAACTATTTGTTAACATCTTACTCTTTTTATCGAAGTGGCGTCTGGGATCTAGCTGGTGGTATATGGGTGGCTGATAATTATCAGACTCGTATCCAGAGCGACACTAAAACAACAGCATTTTTGCAGTTATGTAATCAAACAACTGAAGTGATTCAAATTTGTGGAAACTACAACGTAGCATCTACCGGAGTATATGTACCATCCGGTGGTATTGTGGTAAAATGGTCATTTAATAAATGATACAGGATTAATAACATTATAAATAAATCGCAGGATAGGGAAGTTGGTCATCCCGCTAGGCTCATAACCTGGAGACCGCTAGTTCGAATCTAGCTCCTGCAACCAAATTGCATCCTTAGCTCAGTTGGTAGAGCGTCACGCTTACACCGTGAATGTCGGCGGTTCGAGCCCGTCAGGATGTACCATAAATTATGACTTGGATACTTCAACCTACCGATAAACAACGTATTTGGTCCTGGCGATCGGGCATGTTTACGGACGAACAACTAGATAATATAATTGATACATGTAAAGAATTACCTGCAGAAACTGCGTCGGTAATCGGACATAAAAATGAAGTAAGAGAAGAAAATGAAATACGAAGAAGTACTATTAGATGGGTTCCCGGTAATACAAATTTTTCTTGGATTTACGATACATTAAGTTGGAATATCCAGGTCATAAACAAGGATGCATTTAATTTTGATTTAACTCATATTGAAACATTACAGTTTACTGAGTACAATGAAGATGTTAGTGGGTGTTATCGTGCCCATGTAGACAACGGGGAAACTATGGCAGGATTTAGAAAACTGAGTTTTGTATTGCAGTTGAGTGACCCCGCTAAATACGAAGGTGGAGAGTTGATGTTACACGTTGGGCCAGAACCAACTGTAATGCCCAAGGAACGTGGGAAGTTATTATTCTTTCCCAGTTATACTCTACACGAAGTTAAACCAGTTACTCAAGGTACACGACATAGTCTTGTGGGTTGGGTGGCAGGCCCAAGATTTAAATAAGCGGGATTGGCATATTGGTTGTGTCCTAGCCTTCCAAGCTAGTTAAAGGAGTTCGATTCTCCTATCCCGCTCCAAATATTATGAAACCAAAGTTAATCAAAGCACACATGGCAACAGCTCGCAACTATGCTGAGCTCAGTCATGCACGTAGATTACATGTTGGAGCCATTGTTGTCAAAGATGATAGAATCATTAGTATTGGCTACAATGGTATGCCAGCAGGTTGGGAAAACAACTGCGAAGATGTGGTATGGGATTCGGGCGCAGGCGGCTGGTTAGATCCAGACGAGTTTGACGCCAAGTATCCGTATGAAGGATTTCATCCCGAAGCACAACGTGATGTACGCTACGGACTAAAAACCAAACTTGAGGTATTACATGCAGAAACCAACGCCATTGCAAAACTTGCTAGAAGTAATGAGTCTGGTCTCGATGGGGATCTTTTTGTTACTCATGCTCCTTGCTTGGACTGTGCCAAACTTATCTACCAAAGCGGTATTAGACGAGTATTCTTTGGTACTGGTTATAGGGATAATTCCGGGATTGATTTCCTTAAAAATTCGGGGATATCGGTAACCCAAGTCAACGCAGAAGACTAAGTATGAAACCTATACAACATCTTAAATTACATTCATTGTCCGAACATCTCAATCTAGATTTACTAAAGCAAGCTCACACTATTAAGGATGTGGCTATTAGTATAACTATTTCGAGTCTTGAACAAAAAGCCTTACTAGAAAATGATACCGATTCTTTAAATAAAATTTCTGAATTAAAATCTTTATATAATTTTAATTCATTACCGTTGCATATAAAAAAGATTATTGATTTGGATTTAGAGAAAAGAATACGAACCGAAATTGGAGTTAGTTTACCAATTGGTATTGATTTTGAAGTACAAGCAGTAACCGCTGATAATTTTCCTAGTAGGTCTTTTATACATAATGATGGGAATGGACCTACTTCACGAAAAGTTAGCTGGTACTATCTTCTCACTGAGAGTGCGGCCAAAACTAGCTTTTATAATAGTGATACTGGTCCATTTTTTGGACCAGTCTGGAGACCAATAGATGTTACTGAAGTAGATTCTAAAATAATGCTACAACATAACTGGTATTCCTTTAATCATAATCATATTCACGGTGTAACGGGAGTAACTGGACCGAGATATGCATTGATTATTAATTTCAGTAAGGCATTTGAATCTTACGAAACTTGTATGGAAAACTTTAGAGAGTTAATCTCTGAATAAATAAAATAGCAGCGCCAATATACCATTGACGCCGGTATAATAGTGACGCTTGGGTAGTGACCCTTTACTGACAACAACTATGCTCAGAACGCCACACCGTGTGTAGACATCCTACTAGCAATATGTTAAAATATACTATAGGAATTGATCCATGATCAAAAAATTGTTTACTATTCTTTTTGGACTTGTTGTCCTGTCTAATATATCCCACGCCGAAACCTACAAAATTTACATGGGTGTACCAGCCGGTAGCCTGAGTGATGTATACACTAGAAAATTATATGACCACGTGAATAAGATCACAGGCGATACTTTTGTAATCATTAATAAGCCCGGTGCTGATCAAATGGTAGCATATCAGTTGTTTATTGAGGAAAGCCGAACTAACCCAAACGTTATATTTTCCAGTGGGACTAGTTCTCTAGTTGCTAGTTCAATATTTCGACCCGAATTAAAATTAAATCCACTAAACGAAACCAAAAGTCTAATAACAATATTAAAAGTACATTACTATCTTGTGGCTAGAACAGATAGTCATATTAAGTCAATTAAAGATGTTACGGGTAAATTAAATGTTGGTAGTAGCAATGCGACCAATAATGCGTTATTTGTGGGAGCAAAATTTGACAAAGATGTGCAACTGATTCCCTTTAAAGGTGACAATGAAATCATTACTTCTTTGTTACAAAAGGAAATTGATCTAGCCAGTATTATTAGTATTAATCCGCTGTTGTATACCTATAAAGATAAGGTCAAAGTTATTGCTGATTTTAATCCAGTAATTGGAGCAGTTGGTTATTCGGTTGCTAAGAATTTTCCTGATGAAAAATTACAAGAAATTAACAGAGCACTAAATCAAATTATACATCATCCTGATATTAAACAATGGTTTGTTACCACAATGGGATCTGCCCCAATCGGTGGATCTTCCATTGAATATGATACTATTGTCAACCGCTTTAAGAAATCAATTAACTCTAAAATAAAATGAATTGGACCAATACTCCCGATAGTACCGGTGATGTCATGTACGGAACCTTTGGTAATTATTATGTAGGTGATAAAACATTCTACAATAATAGTGAAGCTTTTATAGAATCTAATCGTACCAATAAAAAAGTTACGTGGCAGTTTTACGACGATGTGTTTAAACAAGCACACGATTTGGGGCTTTGGAGAAATATGAGTTTGGATACTCTATATGTTCAACGTGCTAGACAACTACGTGCCCAATACGAACATATTACTGTACTATATAGCGGTGGGTGGGATAGTCAAAATATACTTAATATTTTTGAAAGAGAAGGAATTCATATTGATGCCATTGCAATCTATGTAGTTCCTGAGTTAGATACAGTTACTTCTGCAGACTCACTTGAAGCCGAAAATTGGTACAGCGAAATTAAGTATGCGGCATTACCGTTTGCTAGAGCATTTTGTTCGCGTAATCCCAATACAAAATTAATCGAAATCCCGTGGATCGAAACTACGATCAATGCTTACTTAGATAGTGACATTGAAACACTGTATAAGGAAAGTCGGACAAAGCCGGGATTTTGGTTTGGTAGGCACATTACATTATCACGCCATCCCGAACTATTAAAAGACGTTGGTAACAAAAATGGGTGTGTGTTGCAAGGCATTGACAAGCCATGTATTATTCATAACGATATGCAATCTGCTCTAGGATTCTTTCCTGAAGGTTTATTACGTATATGTGCATATCCCCGAAAGAGCATGGGTTACCAAGAAAATCAAACATGGGAGTTTTTTTATTGGACTCCCAATCTGCCCGAATTAGCCATCCGTGGGTGGTACGAGTTATTAATTCTATGCAAACAAGATCCATTGGTATATAAAGCACACTCTAGTTCAACAAGTTTGCATGATAGATTTGATTTAAAAATGTCTAGATATGTTCAGGACGCTATTAAACAATTGTTATACCAATACTTTGATCCTAAGATGTGGCAGTGCCATAAGCAAAGTGAGTGGGGGTTTCATATGTCAATTGAAGGGCCCTTACTTAAAATTTTAGATGAACGTGGAATAAAATGGCAGCAACAACTAGGTGAGATATTGCGCCAGCTACCGGGTATCGTTGGTGAAGATAATTTAATTATCGGAGCACGACCCGATTACAATTCTGCGGCACATGTTAGTCAGGTGCTCAGTGATAGCAACACCGTACTGGATTATAGATCAATACACGGACAATTTATTGATCTGGACATGTCCTTTATCAATTGACACAAATGTGTAAATCTGTTAAAATAACAGTTCAACTAACACTGGACAACTTATGTTTGAATCACTCGAAATCCGCAGAGCCGCAAATGGTTTTATTTTGGTAGTTAATACCGAAGATGAACAAAAAGAATTTGTTTACGATACAGAGCGTAAACTTATGCGAGTCATTAAATCACACCTAGGTGAAAAGATCACCACAGACGATCAAGATTGATCTCGCTCAATATCTAGCTCATCACACTGTGTGCCGTATTGTATTTCCACAATACGACAAGGTTCATCATATGGATTCTGTAATTGATGCCATCCGTTAGTGGGTATTACAATGTTATCGTGGGCAACCATTATTCTTGCCGGTAACCGATTCCCATTTTCTAATCTTTGATCTACTATACATTGTCCCGATACCACATGCCAGTACTCGGCGCGATGCATGTGTCGTTGCATACTCAATGATTGTCCGGGCTCGATTGTTAATTCCTTAACTTTGGTTCCGGTACAATCATACAGTACTCTATATTCGCCCCAGGTACGTTCTGTTTTGGGATTTTTCCATTCTTCTAATATCCAGCTACTTGAGTTGGCTTTGTTTCCCCCGCCTACACCGAATGCAAATGTTACACCCTGTACTGACATTTCTGGGATATTACTGGCTGTACGATCTCCGCCATTGGCAAATATAATATCAGCGTAAAGATTGTCAAATTTTATTTCTTCTAACAGTTTAACAGCAGATCCATTGCTGTCATCAAACAACATAGTGCAGTATACTGGTTTTAAATTACCGACTACGGATCTACGTTCTGCCGCAGACATAAATGCACGACCCTTTTTACGCTCAAGCCATGCATCACTGTTTACGCCCACAATCAGTCTATCACCGAGCATAGCTGCAGCATTTAAGTAGGCAATGTGCCCACTATGCAACGGATCAAACCCACCAGTGCATACAACTATTTTCATTTTGGGTTTACTATTAATCTATTAAATGCGGGTCTACCCTTAACAAACGCAATCTGACTATTAAAGAAACTAACCTGTAGTATATCCCTTGGTAGCGCCTGCAATTCTTCTGGCATTTGAAAATGATCACCGTGTACTACATCGGCAAACTTCTTGGCAAATTCCATAAAGGTATGTTCACCTCGATATGCACCTTCCCACCCGCCCCAGTAACAACAATGAGTATCTTCACACACATATACCCCGCCCGGTTTAATCATGGGCCACACTTTTTCGAATGTAACTAGCATTTGTGTACTAGTGTGTCCACCATCATCAACAAAACAATCAATTGGACCAATGCGTGGAAGAATACTATCCCAAAATTCTCTACTGGACTGATCACCCACAATGATCTCGGCACCCTCTACCTCTGTAACCTCGGGTGCAATATCAGTACCAAATATACGAGCTCCGGGGCCAAAGTATTCAACCCACATTTGCATACTACCACCACTTTGTACGCCCACTTCTACAAAGGTTGGATTTGCATTTCGGAATCTACCAAAACACGATTCGTATGTGTCAAAGTAAGGTTCCCATTTGTCAGATTTTAGTGTTATTTTTGTGTCAAATATTTGTCTTAGTGATAGCATAATGTCCTCTTATATATATTACTTATTTCAGTCCGGATTCGTTGCTTTAAAAATTTACAGACAGTAAAATATATAAAATAAATACCATATCGACTATACACGGAGAACTATGTCAAAGAACGTACTAATTACCGGCGGTGCCGGCTTTATTGCACATCATGCAATTGATAACATTTTAAAAACAACCGATTGGAAAATTATCTGTCTAGATAGACTGGATATTTCGGGAAACTTAAATCGCCTACATGACATGTTAAAAGAACATGACCCTAAAATGGTTAGTGAACGACTACGCATTGTTTTTCATGATCTCAAAGCAGAACTAAATGAAATGATTGTCAAGGACATTGGTCCCATTGATATTGTGCTGCATTTGGCAGCTGGTAGCCACGTAGATCGTTCAATTACATATCCCATGGAGTTTGTGTTAGACAATACTGTCGGTACTGTTAACATGTTAGATTATGCACGTAAAAATTTACCTGACTTGGAACGTTTTGTTTACTTCTCCACAGACGAGATTTTTGGTGTGGCGCCGCCTGGGGTGTCTTATAAAGAATACGATAGGTACAACTCAACCAACCCGTATTCGGCTAGCAAAGCGGCAGCAGAAGAGTTCTGTGTCGCTTATGAAAACACATATAAAATGCCTATTGTGGTCACACATACCATGAACGTGTTCGGTGAACGCCAGCATCCTGAGAAGTTTATCCCAATGGTTATCCAACGTGCCAGAGACGGTGAGCGGGTGTATATCCATGCCAATGCCGAAAAGACAGAAGCTGGTACACGTATGTATATTCATGCCAAGGACGTGGCAGAAGGACTGATGTTTATTCTGCAAAACTTGCCATTGGATTATAAACACACAGGCGATTACGGACATGCACATTGTCCTAAATTTAACTTAGTTGGCACAGAAGAAGTAGATAATCTAACATTGGCACGATGGATTGCTGATGCACAGGGCAAAGAGCTCAATTACGAAATGGTTGACTTCCACGGATCTCGGCCAGGGCACGATTTGCGATATGCATTGGATGGCGGTCTACTAAAAGAATTAGGTTGGGAACCACGTATTAAACTAAGTGAGCGTATAGCCGAAATGACCAAGTGGACCCTAGACAACAATCGTTGGCTCAGTAAATGAAACATTGCTTTATTGTAACCAGTGCCATTAACAGTCGCTTCGGTATCTTTCCGCCAATTGAAAGATTGGCTCAGACCATTAGTACCATTGAAAGTATACGTAAACATGTTCCAGACTCCAAGATTGTGCTCATGGAAGTTACCGGAGTCGCTTTGACAGAGGAACAGTCTGAGGTATTATCTGGTATTGCAGATGTGTTTTTAGATTTTACTGAAGAAGAAGATGTTAGAAAACTTTACAATAGTACAGACAACTGGGATATAGTAAAGAATGGTACCGAAATCATGTGCTTTGGCCAGGCTCTTAAAATTCTTAACGATGACAAAGAGTTTGACGGAATTGATCGTGTACACAAAATGAGTGGCCGGTATTTGATCAATGATCAATTTGATGTTGGACTATACGAGAGAGAAACTGATAAAATCATCATTGGTAAAAAATATCAATCACAGTTTGATCCCAAATTAACTCAACAAACTTGGCAATATATGGCACGTTTGTGGTCATGGCCAATACAGTTAACAGACAAGATAATCACAGTATACAAACAAAGTTTTGAACACTTTAATGAACGTGTATCAAATGGTGGATACACCGACATCGAACACGTTCTTGCTAAGTTTTTGCCCACAGAACATGTGCTTGAAATTGATCAAGTGGGTGTTGAAGGCACAATTGCACCCAATGGTGCAGCTATTAGGAATTGATATGAAGAAGTTTTATTTACACATGCCCGAACTACCAACTTGGCAATCAATATTTGCTGAGATGTTGGAAAAAATGGACAGTAGTGGATTGATTGACGAAATGGATGAAATTAATCTATGTCTAAATGGTACTTTGAGTACCATGGAAATTCCGTTATTACCTTTGTTAAGAAGCAGTGACAAAATTCGTGTTCGTCACGTCAACGGTGATCCCCATAAATGGGAGTGGCCAACTATTAATCAAATTAAACTAGATGCTGATGATGATACCGAGTTGCACTATGTTGGATATGCACACTTAAAAGGTATTACACGCCCAACAGACCAAAAAACTATAGACTGGCGCCGACATTTAACCTACTGGGGAATTGAGCGTTGGCGAGATAGTGTAGATAAACTAGACGAAGGATTTGAGCTGGTTGGAGTTAACTGGTTAGATCATCCGTGGCCACATCTAAGCGGAAATACCTGGTGGGCAAATACTAACTATATTCGTCGATTGCCCTTATTGCAGGATCCAACCACAGTGGTGTGGGGAACAAAGAGCAAATTACTCAAACCTGATATTGTATTGGATCCGGGTAATGTGCGATATGAGTGTGAAGCATGGGTTGGCCAGGGTCAACCACATGTGTATGAAATACATTCTAGTCACAACAAAGCTGACGTGAGTTTTCATTACAATAATGAATACCCAGAATCAAACTATAGAACAGACTTATGAACAACTGTAATCAAATCGACGACTGCTTGGCATGTGGCAGCAGTGATCTCACCTTTCAACTTGATCTAGGAATACAGGCACTTGCAAATAACTGTATTGAGAATTTGCAAGTAGAGGAACCAAAATTTCCTCTGGCAGTGAACCGATGTAATCATTGCAATCATTTACAACTCACACACGCAGTTGATCCGGCATTAATTTATACTCACTATCTGTATGTTAGTGGCACAAGTAAAACTGGCCGTGATCACTTTGAATGGTTTGCAAAGTTTGCCAAAGAACATATGAGTTATTGGCCAAGTACCGTTCTTGATATTGGATGCAATGATGGAACTCAGTTAGATTATTTCAAGCAGATGGGACTAACTACCTGTGGAATTGATCCGGCAGAAAATCTGTACGAAACCAGTAGTATAAATCATAAAATTTATTGCAGTTTCTTTGATACCGATCTTACCGATACAATGGTTGAAAATGACGATCGGTTTGACATTGTTGTGGCACAAAATAGCTTTGCACATAATCCAGATCCAGTTACCTACCTAAAGAATATTAAACGTATTTTACGCCAAGGTGGCAAGTTCTTTATTCAAACAAGTCAGGCTGACATGATTGTTAATAACGAATTTGATACTATATATCATGAGCATATTAATTTTTACAATATTAATAGCATGAATGAATTATGTAAACGTGCCGGACTATATTTAGAAGATGTTGTTAAGACACCAATTCACGGTACTAGTTACATTTTTGTAGTAAGCGGGCATGAGCGTACTCAGCATATTAAAAACCTTATTGCTCTAGAAGCAAGCCAGGGATTAATGTCAGGCGAACGTTATACAAAGTGGACGCAAAGTGTTGAAGCTATGAGAGCGGGATTGGTTGGTACTGTAGATGGATACAGGCAACAAGGATATCGGGTCATTGGCTATGGTGCAGCTGCAAAGGGCAATACTTTGTTGCAATATTCTAATTTAGATGTTGACGTAATCATCGATGATAATTCTCTTAAACAAGGTTTATATAGCCCCGGTAAACATATTCCTATTGTATCAATTGATTATTTAGATCAATTTGGTGCCGATGATAAATTATTGTTTATCCCATTAGCATGGAATTTTTACAGTGAGATTCGTAATCGCATTAAACAAAAACGGTCTAACCAAGTTGACCGCTTTGTTAAATATTTTCCAGAAGTTGCAGTAGAAGAATGAAACTAGAAGTACCAATTGGAATATTAGTTCGTAGACGAGCTGCACTGGGCGATGTAGTAGTTGCCACCGGAATATTGCGTGAACTAAAGGCCATGTATGGAGATAATTGCGTCATTGATGTAGCAACTCAACATCCCACAGTTTTTGATCATAATCCTCATATCCGCAATGTAATTACTATTAGCGAAACAGATGATTCTTTATCTACACCGGAATTATATGATGTGTACTATAACTTAGATGATACATATGAATACAATCCCACAGGTCATTTTGCCGACAACTATTTCTATAGAGTATTTGGTACAACTGACATGGATCGTAGCATGGAATTGTTTATCAGTGACGATGAAGAATCTGCCGTTGATGAATTTGTCAAAACTATTAATGCGCCGTTTATTGCGGTACATATGCGTAGATGGCATTGGGAATTAAAAAACATTGATCCTGCTGTTTGGGTAGGAGTGTTTGACGCAATTTTTACAGCAAACCCAGATGTTAAAATTGTCTGCGTTGGTGGCCCTACTGATTTTTTCCCTGAAGAACATCCAAGAGTGATCGATGGAAGAACCATAACACCCGGAGCATTATGTTATTTGCTGGATCATGCCAAATGTTTTGTTGGTATTGATTCGGGTCCATTTCATATTGCAGGTGCAAGCGAAACACATATTGTGGCATTACTGAGCCATATGAGTCCTGAAAAAGTAATGCCGTATCGTAACGGAGTCATGGGAGATAACTGTACGATTATCCAGGCCAATGTTGACTGTGTTGGTTGCCATAGTCGTCAAGAAAGACCTGTGCGTGGTATTGTTTGTGAACGCGGAGACTTTGCTTGTAACAAACTATGGGATGTTGCCAAAATTGCCAACGCTATTATCAAACAGCTATGAGTATTACTTTAGTTACTCAAGAAACAATGTATCATGAGTTGGCTGCAAGAGCACTTACGGAAACATTAAAACATATAGACGTTGCCGAAGTATTAACATTTAGCAACAAGTCCATACTGGCCGGTGCCCGTAATGTGCATGTTGATCACTTTCCCAGTGTAACAGAATATTGTGAATTTATGCTACGTGGCATGTTGGAGCACATAACCACTGACCATATTCTATTTGTACAATGGGATGCAATGGCCTACAATAAATCTATGTGGACCAATGAATTCCTAAAATATGATTATATCGGTGCACCTTGGCCCTGGGCATCTCCGGGAACCAATATCGGTAATGGTGGGTTTAGTTTGCGTAGCCGTAAATTATTAGAAGCATTACAAGATCACAGAATCAAAATGGATGCCAATGATCCAAATGCGGTCAATGAAGATCAAGTCATTGGACATGCATATCGGCAATACCTAGAAGACCAGTACAATATTTGTTATCCGGATGTAGCACTGGCATCACAGTTTAGTTATGAACTGGGCAACTATGCTCCTAGTTTTGGATTTCATGGTCCATGGAATGTGATAAAGTTAGCAGATATGGATACTGTTGATTTTTATCTAGCGCATATGAGTTATACGGGATGGAACATACACAAATGGCATCATATGCTGTTGGCGTTGACTGAACGTCGATGTTATACTAGCATAGTTGATGTCATGGACCAATTTGAAACCCACAGTCCTGAGCTAGTCGCCTCAACTGTAGAATGGTTAAAACAAGAACATATGTTTTGGAAACAATTCTAACAAAAAAGAAAAAACCTGTATAATACTTCTACAACAAGGAGTTTTCATTATGATGGTTTTAAACGGACAACAAGTAGTAGATGTTGAAGTTGACGGTGTTGACGGAAACGATTATCCAGATTTTTGTGATGCACATTTTTCGTATGCAGTTTATGAAGGTTCGGGCATAGAACTCACTGACGACGAACTGATTCAACTTGCAGATGAATATCCCGCATTACTGAGCGAGATGGCATACGAGTATTACATATAAAGTATTACTTTGTGTTGTATTTTTACAACATAGCCAAATATTTTGACATTTTGGGTATCCAAATTGGAAAACGGTGTTATAATAATTACATTGTTAACAACACAGGAGCACGTAAATGTCACAAAGTTTTATCCGTATTAAGTCAGGTGTTTACCGTAACACCGACGTATCAGGTAAAGTTTTTGAGCTGGTAGAACAATACAAAGAAGGTATCAAAGGGGGCTTTGTTACCGTGTCCAACAATGGAGCCTTCCCGGGCTTCCCAGATAATATTCGTATCAAAATGAACAGTATCCAAAATTATGAATTTGTAAATGCAGACACAACAGAACCGGTTGTAAGTACTGCACCAGTTGACTCAGCACCCGGTGTTGAAACAGACGCAGAAATTATTGAACGCATTCGTTCAAGATTTGAGATTCTCGACGAGATGACCAAAGCTACAACTAACGGTGACATCCGTGCAATGATTGTTAGTGGTCCTCCCGGAGTTGGCAAGAGCTATGGCGTTGAACAAATCATTGACAAGGCTTGCTTGTTTGATCAAATTGCAGGCAAGCGACTTCGTGCAGAAGTTGTTAAGGGTAGTGCAACACCACTTGGTTTGTATAGCACACTGTATAAGTACAGCGATCCTAATTGCGTAGTTGTGTTTGACGACTGCGATAGCATTTTGCTAGACGACGTAAGTTTGAACTTGCTTAAGGGTGCATTGGATTCAGGCAAGAAACGTAAAATTAGTTGGCTTGCTGACAGTCATATGCTTAAACGTGAAGGTATTCCATCACAGTTTGAGTTCCATGGTAGTGTAATTTTTATTACTAACTTGAAGTTTGACACAATGAAGAGCCAGAAATTGCGTGATCACTTGGATGCTTTGCAATCACGCTGTCACTATTTGGATCTTACACTGGATACAATGCGTGATAAGATTTTGCGTATCAAGCAGATTGCTAACGACGGTGCATTGTTTGCAGATATGGACATGGAACCATGTGCTCAAGATGAAGTTATTGCGTTTATGGAAACTAATCAAACCAAGTTGCGTGAGATGAGTTTGCGTATGGCCATCAAAGTTGCACAGTTGCGTAAGAGCTTTCCAACTACATGGACACGTATGGCTCAAACAACATGCATGAAGCCTAACTAAGATCCCTGCAGTGTGCGTAAGGGCAATGCCAATAAGTCCCTTTCGATAAATTTTTAAAAGGAATAATATGACAGCATTTAAAAATATTATGGCAATTCTTATTGCACTAATGGCAAGCATTATGATTTTTCTTAAGTGGCCCGACGGAGATGCAACTGGGTGGATGGTTGCACTAATTGGGTGGTTAGAAGTTATTAATTATCAGCGTAAAGAAGAGAATTAAATACTGTATGAGTAACGATACAGCAAAATTCCTTAATTCACGTAGACGACACAAAAATGATGTAGCGATCGCAAGGCAAGTTAAAATTGCCCGATCACATGGTACATTTAATCAAGCAAACATTCGACAGCCACATAGGCTAGCCAAACATCATGCCATGGATTGTGGCAATCCACAATGTTACCTGTGTGGGAACCCACGTAAGACACACAAAGACAAACTAACCACACAAGAGAAACGTCTATTTCAGGATGTTGAAACAGTGTCAGACAAACACAGTAATGGTATTCTACCAACCGACGAATAAGAATCAATGCGTATAGTTTCGTGCGGTTCAAGTTTTTCAAGTTTAGATAGTAGACTACCGGGTACTCACATCAGTGAAAGATTCGCATCCGAATACAATGCTGAATTAATTAGTTTAGCAAAGCCGGGCGCAACAAACTTTGCAATACGATTGCAAATTGAATCGGCCATTAAACTAAAACCGGATCTTATTCTTTTTGAGTTTGCCAGTGCATCTCGTATTGATTTGCCGCTTGCTGTATTGGGTAAACCCGTACAATATAACCAACATAATCTAGCAAGCAATGTTCGATACACCAACTACTACAATATAATTCCAAATGAGATTAATATTGAACAGGAAAGTATTGTAAGTGATGGCATTAAGAATTTCATTGATGGTCAGTGTTTTCCTTTAAATGAAAAGCTAACTCCCGACGCTAGGAAAGCGTTGCAGTATTGGTTTACTGAGTTGTATAACGAAGAGTTGAAATACCATCAAGACTATTTGTTTGTACAAGTGCTTTCCAGAGTTTAGAACACTCGGGCATTCCTTATGTATGGACCCGAGGTGACCTATGTATGTTTGACTGGAGCATATACAAGAATGAGGTACCCGAAGGTGGTAATATGTGGTTAGGATGGACCGATCCGGGAATAGAAAGTGTATACCATACGACTCCAGAAAGTCAAGCTATCTTGTTTGAATTTTGGTTGGCTACTTATCGCAAAATTTATGAATAACTGCTATAATGCAGTATGAAAACTTTTAATACCGTTGAAGATTACCTTGAAGTGTTGGCCGGTATGCGTGATGTGGCCACAGGTAAACTAACAAGTGCATGGTTTCTTGGATTTACTCCAATTATTAGTTTAGCTAGATATGATGTGGATGTGCTTACCAGCATGAGTGAGTCCACTGCAAACAACAAACCACTTACTGAAAAACAAGGCACATTGCTATGTAAGATACTATTAAAGTATCAACGGCAATTTGCATCAAAGGGAATTGATGTAACCCCAATTGAGAATCCGGTGTGGCGAATGTTGTTGCGTAAAATGGATTACTCGCACCGAGTGTCAATCAGTAACGATAAAATAATTTTACAATTTCCCTACAATTCAAAATTAATCGAAACGTTACGTGAGTTCCGAAACTCCAGCCAGGGGTCTTGTGTGTTTAATCGAGAATTAAAAGTTTGGACTGTGGCACTAACAGAGTATAATCTAAATTGGATTTATACTTGGGCAAAAGCAAATAATTTTGAAATTACTCAAGAAATTGAAACTATAAATGAATTAATACTGGCACAAGAGCGCACACCGCATCGTATTGAATTGGTTTATGACAAAGATCAGTTATCTATAACCAACTGCCCAGACACACTGCGTGAACATATTGAAAATAAATTGGGTGGATTCGGTCACGATAATGTACTTAAACTAATAGATCATTCCGGAGTGTTGGGCTATACAATTGAACCGGCATTATCGGATGTGGTTATCAAGCAGTGGGGTCCTCGGTATCTAACTTTATCTAAACATAGAGAAGTACAGATTACTCCAAACACAAACACAGTTGCCAGCGACTTTGCAAGTGTGTTAGAATATTCTATTGCAACCAATCGATTACCGGTAGTAGTATATGAACCAGATCTCAGTAATCGATTATTGTCGCAACTTACAAAATTATATCCATCCCAAGACGTCGCTGTAATACTAGATAAAAGACCTGCTATTCCCGACGGAGTGAAGTTTATACATATTAGCAAGCCCATTAGGAACTTAGATCGTATACCAATGTTAGTGACCAGCGCCGGAATGATATTTGGCGGCGATAAACAAATTATGACTCAACGCAGTGAAAAGATTGTATACATTGCTGCAGACATATATGGAGCAACCGGCGGCCCCGGAAATAAACCAAGAAAAGTAGTACGACTTGGATAGTATACTCATTAAATTTGAATCAAAGAATCAAATTATAATTAACTTATTAGACAATGCGGCCACACGCACATATGTTGCTATGTTAAAACATCTACAACATGTGGATATTCCTCAATACATATTTGATAATCCGTATAATTGGAACATGCAGGATGCAGTTAACGAATTATCAAAATATGCATCTAGATTAAATATCACATTACCAGAATTACCCTTTACTCAATCGGATCTAAACAAGTTACATCAAATTTATGAAACCGGATATGATGGTACCAATGATTGGTTGCACTTTCATGAAGCTATCCATGTAATTGAGCATATTAAACTTGAACATACATCGGAAAATGTTCATGCATTAATTAATTATAGAGAGATCGGCGGGAAAGTAGAACAACCCATCACGCAAGATCATTTAGATTTAATTACTACTGATCTCAGTATAGGTGATTGTTGTATCGATTGGACAGAATTAGGGAAAACCCCATATGCATATTGGTCAGATGGTGAGCCTGTAGATATTACCCGTATGTGTGAATTAGCAAAACCCTGGCTAACATTTAAACCTAAGATAAAAATTCTATTGGATGATGTTGATTTAGTTCCGCATGACATCTCCCTGTTTCACACTTGGTTTGGTAAATTTAAAGATCAATGGTGTGCTTACTGGGGACTGCAGGATTGGTCTGAACGGGAAATATTTGGTAGAATACCAATTGGCCATATAACTGATATAGAAAAATTTAAAGATCTATTAAAAGCAAATGATAAAATAGTTAGGCTCACGTTAAAATGATCATTGTAATACGCTCGGGACCAAATCAAAACATTACACTAAGCAGTATACGTTTCCAAAAATTTGGCAACCGGAGACCTCTAGATATTATATTTTGTAGTAATTGGCAAGACGGATTTGTACAGGCCAAACACACTAACCATACTCATGCCTTGTTTGTTGATTCGGGCACCATCTTCTCGGACTGGGATCGATTTGCTGATTTATTAAAAAATTATCCACATAAGGGATTAATTGGACATATAGTAGAAGATGGTGCGACCTATTATCTTCATCAGCAATGCTTTTATCTTGAGTTGGCGTTATTTGATATCGCTGATTTTAGATGTACCGGAGACTACACTATACCCGCCGTACAACGCAGTGCAGGTAATATACATGACACATATACTCCGTTGTGGATCAAAGCCACTGTGGGGCATAACATGCGTGTTAGTGAACACTTTGGTGAACATCTGATTGCTCGGCAGTTAAGTAATAACCGAATAGTAGTTAACTTTCATCAACAACTTAGAGAGTATAAAAAGTTTATATACCTTCCTGAGAACATAGAACAATATATTGCAGAAGAAACTGACTATTTTGCTCTTGCAGAATCACAGTTTTGGATTTTCAATAATGAGATCCTAAATATACCAACAGAGAATACTAGACTAGTAACACCGGCAAGTGGGTTGTTTTGGATTTTTAATCTAGTAAACCGGTCAATTACAAATATTGATTTGGTTGACATAAGTAAAACACAGATTGAGTTTAGTCAAGAGATTTGGAACACATGGGATGGTGTTAATTATGGTAAGAGGGTTGCAGATTTTGTTAAACAAAATAAAATAAAAAATCTTCAATTAGACAAATCTATAGATCGACTTGAGGAATTGCGATTATCTAATCCGGGTTACATAGAAAATACAGTTAACGAAATATTCAACAATCAATGTCGTGAATATAACATAGATTTTGCTGAATTATGGTCTACTAGACACCGAGTTACACTCTCTTTTACTAATTCTAGTATTATTGATTTTTTAAATAAAACCAAAATGAGTGGATTTGACTTATGGATGTCAAACATATTAGATTACAAATATAATTTATTAAAGCACACCGACGCGGAGTTGGAACAAATTAATAACGGTACTAAATGGATATTAAGAAGATAAGTGAACTAGCTGCCCGTAATTTTATTAAGGCTGTTGGGCCGTGGCCCACTTACAATCCAACGGCTGATGCAGAATGGATAGTCAGTCAAAGTCAATTACCGTGGCTAAAGTTAGATATAGAATTACCAGTAAAAGAAATTCATAAAGAAATATTACACATTATTCCTTATCTAGTAGAACACAGAGACACATACGGAGATCACCAAGGGTGGAAGAGTTTTTGTATTCACGGAAAAAGTGAAGATGCAACTAGGGAAGATAGTTTCTACAACGACTCTAGGCCTTACATATGGACTGGGATAGCAGAGAAGTTAATGCCAGTTACAGTCAATTACTTTCGTAATGTTTGGCCTGCGGATAGTTTTGCACGTTTGCGAGTTATGGCCTTGGCTCCCGGGGGAATAATATCAGTACACAGGGACATAGAACCGCCGGGTTGTCTGAACCCAGTCAATATTGCTATTACTCAACCCAGTGGGTGTAATTTTTATTTTGAAAAATATGGAATTGTCCCATATCAAGTTGGTGAATCTTATATGCTAAACATATCTAACCGACATACAATAATTAATAATAGTAATGAAACACGATACCATCTTATAGTTCATCAAGATCGTTCCGCAATATTTGACTCTTTGATTAAAAGGTCGTATTATACACAGTATGCAAGCCAAATTAATAATTAAAGACGAAGTCAACGTTAAAATAGAAGGTCTTGAATTATCTACTAGAAAGAAGTTAGTGGACAAATTCAAGTACGAAATTCCGGGCGCACGTTATTTGCCCGCGGTACGTCTAGGCCGTTGGGACGGTAAAGTAAGTTATTTCCAGTTGGGCGGAAGTAGTTATATTAATCTTCTTCCAGAGATTCTTTCTATCATTGATGCAGAAGGTTACGATATAGAAATTGTTGATCTACGGGAATACAGTAATCTAGTAGAATTTGACGAGTTTAGAGAAGACACATTTGCACATAAAACTTGGCCTGCGGATCATCCGCAAGCAGGACAACCTATCATGTTCCGCGATTATCAAGTTGAGATCATAAACAACTTTATAAAAAATCCACAGAGTGTGCAAGAGATTGCAACTGGTGCTGGTAAAACAATTATGACAGCGGCACTGAGTTTGATGGCAGAAAAGTATGGGCGTAGTATTGTTATTGTACCCAACAAGAGTCTAGTGACGCAGACCGAAGCCGACTATAAGAACCTAGGACTGGATGTGGGTGTTTACTTTGGCGACCGTAAGGAGTGGGGTAAACAACATACTATTTGTACCTGGCAAAGTTTAAATGTGCTACTTAAAGCAACACAAACAGGTAATGCCGAATGCACCATTGGTGAGTTTGTAGAGGATGTTGCCTTGGTAATGGTTGACGAAGTGCATATGGCCAAAGCAGATGCACTAAAGACCCTACTCACCAGTGTGTTTGCAAAGGTGCCTATTAGATGGGGGTTAACTGGAACTATCCCCAAAGAAGAATATGCGGCTGTGAGTATATTTTGCACACTTGGTCCAATTGTCGGAAAACTTAGTGCCAGCGAATTACAAGACGCAGGACATCTTGCCATGTGTCACGTTAATATTGTACAACTTAAAGATCATGTTGAGTACAAAGAATATCAAGGCGAACTCAAGTATCTAACAACCACAGCAGAACGTATTGCGTATATTGCTAAACTAATTGATCGAATCAAAGAAGGCGGCAATACACTTGTACTAGTTGATCGAATTGAAACAGGTAAAATGTTACAGGTTGAACTCAGCACATTATTCAGTTTATTAAGTGACAAACCTGATGTGGTATTTGTCAGTGGATCAACAAAGGCAAAAGATCGAAAGGACGAATATGATGAGATTGCGAGTAGCACTAACAAGATTATTGTGGCGACTTATGGTGTGGCCGCTGTGGGTATTAATATCCCCCGTATTTTTAATATGGTTCTTCTTGAGCCCGGAAAGAGCTTTGTCCGAGTTATACAAAGTATTGGGCGAGGTATTAGAAAAGCAGAAGACAAGGATTTCGTACAGATCTGGGACATAACCAGTACTTGTAAATTTTCAAAGCGCCATTTAACAGCACGTAAGAAATTTTATACAGAAGCCAATTATCCGTTTACAGTAGAAAAAGTAGACTGGCAATAAAAATTAAAAAGAAAGCGATATGAGAATATTAACCTTAGACAACACAGCTTATGAGCTGAATGAGATACCAGATGAAGTAGAAGATTTACGATTTGCGGTATTGGATAATAGTGATCCTAAAAATCCCGATTATTTTTATATACCCTTGATCTTTCTAGAATCATTTAATGCTCCGGCATTGGTATTAAAAATTGGTACAAGTATTATCAAGATGCCGGTTGACTGGCAATTACTAATTGGAGAACACGACTTAGGCGATCTTGAAGTGGTGCCACTAACAAGTATTAACGACAGGGGATTTAGTGTATTCTGTTTTAATCCATTGAGTAGTTTTAAACCAGAGTTCTTCCCAGTTGAAATTGTGGATATCTATCAAGATGTTAAATGGTATTTCCCTAAACTCAAGCCCGGACAAATGTTGGCAGTACCGTTAGAATCGGGCACAGACAAACCTCTATGTGCATTCTTTGTCAAAGACATTAGTCGCCAGTCAGAAGTGGTGGACTATTCTAAGTGTTGGTAGTATATTATGGGACAACTTAAACCTGGTGCCACTTACATTTACGAGCGTAACGGAGATGAGGTATATGCCCGTGAATTTGGCGAGACTGATCGTACTTTGATTGGATACGACTATAAACCTGATCCACGCACAGGCGATGGAAGGCCATTACGCGATCATGTACTAGAAGATAAACTGTGGGGAGAAATTCGACGTCGCGCACGAACCCACCCTGGCTTGGCAGAAGAATTGGAACGTGTTATAATATTCTATAGACTGCTAGAAGAAGACAACAATAACGTAATGTACCACCCAGTATGACAGATAAACTAAACATTGGATATGAAATGGCACAGTTTGATACAAAGAATCGAGATTTCTTTGACAACCTCTCACCAGAAGAACAAAAAAAGTTTAGCCCTTTTATGATGATACGTTGGGGAAGTGTGGTTGAAGGTTCTTCAGACTTGCAGGCTTATTATTTGATGAGCGTTAACGAAAGATTGAACAAACACTTTTTTGATATAAGCACAACGGAACATAAAAAATTTCAATGGTTATTGGCAAGTACCGTTAGCCCGGGCATGGGCAAACATAGACATAACTGGCTTGCCGGAAAGAAAGCCGCATCAAACACCAAGGCGAGCAAGTTTTTTAGAGAACTATATCCGCATATGAAAGAAGATGAAATTGAACTCCTCGGAAGACTCAACACTAAAGATGATATTAAGCAGTTGGCTAGGGCCCATGGATGGGATGAAAAGCGAATCAAAGCCGAGCTATAAGTGTAAGTATTGTGAGCGAGCGTTTGCAAAAGAGTCAACGCTGCTTTCGCATCTCTGTGAACAAAAACGAAGAGCAAATCAACAAAACGAAACTGGAGTACAATTTGGATACCAAGCCTACGTACAATTCTATGAAACAACTCAAGGACCAGCCAAAAATAAGTCTTACGAGGATTTCAGCTCTAGTCCTTATTATAGTGCTTTCGTTAAGTACGGACGATATTGTGTGGCTATACATGCTATCAATTTTGTTAGTTTTACTTCCTGGCTCTTAAAGAATAATAAGAAACTAGATTTTTGGTGTAAGGACAGTCTATATGAAGAATGGATGTTGCTGTACTTACAGAAAGAATCACCACAAGACGCTCTAGAAAGAGCATTAAAGGAAATGCAAAAATATGCAGACGATCATCCGGAGCTTAAGAATGGTTTTAGAGATTACTTTAAGTATGGCAATGGCAATCGTATTTGTCACCATATTGTCAGTGGCAGGATCAGTCCTTGGATTATATATAATTGTGCATCGGGGGTGGATTTCCTTGACCAACTCGGAGAAGAACAAGTTGGCATAGTGTTACCTTATATTGATCCAGCATATTGGCAAAAGAAATTTAAAGATTATCCAGCTGATGTTGTCTGGGTAAAAGAAGTATTAACAGCAGCAGGGTTATGAAAACCGAAATTCACAATTTATTTCCTGATCTCATTGAGGATACCAAAGTCTGCGGCATTTGTCAACAAGCGTTACCGCTAACAATGTTTGGAACTGACGGTGGTGCCAAGTATCTTAGATATGAATGCAAACCTTGTGCAAAAAAGCAGAGCAAAATTGTTGCAGAATTAAAGAAAAAGAATCCTCCACCACCAGTAAATCATACTTGCCCAATATGTGAACGAACTGAGGCCGAAATTAAAGCCAAAAATCCAAATAAGAAAGGTATATGGTGTGCAGACCATAACCATGACACTGATACATTTAGGGGATGGATTTGCCACAAGTGTAATTTGGGTCTGGGTAATTTTAACGATATAATAAAAAGTTTAGAAAATGCAGTAAGGTATTTAAAAAATGAAATTCACTAGTGATATTGACATTGACTTTGGGGATAGAGAAACAGCATTGGCATTGTTGAAACACACACCTGCGGGCATTATTCGTGATGGCAAGTTGGTTAAACACAACACTGGTGTATATGTAACAGATGTTCCCGAAGATCCGTTTTCAAATGTATCTAGTTTAGATTACAAAGATGCAGAAGCACGTGGATATATGAAGTTGGACTTGTTGAATGTATCTTTATATACACAGATAAAGAGTGAACAACATCTACAAGAATTGATAGCAACTGAGCCGTTGTGGGATTTGTTATTACAGCGTGATTTTTGTAGTCAACTAATACACATTGGCAATCATTATGACACAATGATCAAAATGCCCGAGCCTGTAGATAGTATTCCTCGCATGGCCATGTTACTGGCTGTAATTCGTCCGGGTAAACGTCATTTAGTCGGACGCACTTGGCGAGAAGTTGCTGAGACTGTGTGGCAACAGCCCGAAGATGATAGTTATTTCTTTAAGAAATCACACAGTGTGGCATACGCACAGTTGGTTGCAGTACACATGAATCTCATCTGTGAAAAGATTAGTTACGGATTCAGTTAACTTAATCTACGAACAAGCGTAATACTACGTCGTTTACTGCGTTTGTTGGCCATTTCCTTAAGGCTAACTTGTGGCCCAAATTGTATTTCTACATCCTTACTATTCATAGTTTTTAGACAACTACGAAACTGGATCCATTCACTTTTTAGAAATACGTTAATGGGTATTAATCTATTACTCTCCCACCACCACTGATCACCTAAATCTAGGAACTGAGTTCTTTCGTCTAAGGTACGGATAGCGCCGTAGTCGTAGATTGTGGTAATAAAATCGTCAACATTTTGTATAATGCCAATGTATTCGTTTCCGCCGTATGATAAAAACGTTAAAAACGGATACTTATCGATTAATGTTTTGTGTTCTATATCCACTGTACTTCTTGGTAAATATGTTAAAGACAACGAAAATGATCACTGTCAAAACATATTTATACCCAAATACTGCCGAGGTTCAAGTTTTTGATCCCGCGATATTTACAACAAGGAATCGAACTGTGTATAGCCGCCCAATTAAAGTTTATCAGGGGGTAGATAACCCTGTACAAGTTATTGTTAAAAATCAAGA